GTCATCGAGGTCAAACTCCCCAGACGTAATGTGCGCGTCAATAGCCGCTGCAACGGCAGTCTCGTTATCGTCAACACCTTCTTCATGGTTAACTAAGTTATAGCTGTACGTAGCAGCAAGGGGGCGGGTTCTAGTACCAGAGTCAAGCCATGCTGTGCGAGCTAAGTTACCGTAATACCACACTTTTTCTAGGTAGTTGTAGACAGCATAACGATCAACAGTTGTTGAGTTTTTCGAACAGTAGAACCACCAAATTTCATGGAACTCTTCGTTAGTACCGCCGTGCACCTGATTATACTGTAACTCGTTAAAATCGTTAAATATGTAACGGCGTAAATCACATGGGAGTGTTTGCGTACGCCCATCGTACATGTAAAACTTATCTTTACCCATCCAATAAGATACGCCGTTAGCGTACGCTACACTATTTTGGGAAGCTATAGATATGTTTTCGCCCACAAGTTGAGCGCCCCACACCGCTTGGCCTCCAAGATACTGCAGGGAGTATAAAGATGAGTCAGTCCATACAAGAACTTCCTGCCTAGACTGGCTAGCAGTTACGATCTGAGTGCCGTTAGATAGCCGTAATGACCCCGCTTGATTAATAGCAGCAGGGGTCCAATTAGTAATATCTTCCTGATCCGACCACCTAATAAGCATAGGGTCTTGTGTAGCCGTGCCTATTGTATTTGCACCGAACGCAAACGCAAACCTATTTAGATCAGATACTAGTATGTAGTTTTGTATCGTAGGTACATCAGAAGCCCCCGCTAAAGTGGAGATGTTAACCCCACGAGCAGTAATACCGGAAGATACGTCCCAATAGTAAAAACTACCACCACGGGGGCCAAAAACTAAATCTTCACCGAAATTAGACTGGCTCCACAACCGCATAGGTGATTGACTAGCAGTACCTACACCCCAAGTGCCAGACCCCCACGGACCTGCACCCCAACCGTTTATAGGTATAGCGACAGCATTACCAACACTTATTTGATATGCAGCGGTTACACTACCCCCACCGTTACCAGTATCAGACGCATTCGCAGTAGCTGTAGCGGTAATAGTATAGGTGTTTGAGGTGGGTACGGTTATAATCTCGTATTCAGCGTTAAGCACAGCAGCAGTAATAGTGCCCCCTAACGTAGCCGCCCCGCTAAACGTAACGAAGTCCCCCACGGAGGCACCATGTGTAGAGTCTGTGACAGTTATAGTAGTCGAACCATTAGCAGCCGCAAACGTAGCCGCGTTAACCGTAGTGGCTCTAATAGGAGTAATATCGTAATATACTCCGCCAAGCTCTAGATAGAACTTAAGGTTGGTGCCCACCCCTATAAAATTCTGACTACCTAGTGTAACCCACGATAATAACGAACGGCATACGCCTTGAAACGTATTAGAAGATAGCCTTTGCCAACCACCAATTTTCTCCGGGTAGCCTTGCCTAAAACGCACTTTATCGCACTCATACCAACCTGTTTCGTTAGTATAGCGAGTACGTTCTCGGTTTACGCCGGGCCTTAATGCTAACTTCTTAAGGGGCATCTAAGTTACTCCAAGGAAACTCCGAATATAGGGAGTGTAGTTACTGTTATAGCTATACTACGTTTTAACTGTAATGAGTTACCACAATCTGAGCAAGTGTCAGCTTCAAGCTCAGCTACATCTAAATCGAAGCCACAACCCGCGCAAACTACTTCTATTTCATGTGCTGGCTCTACCGCACCTTCTGCGTTTACCGCAGCAACATATTTAGCTTTCATTTTATACCCTCTAATCGCCTAGCGTGGCGTTCTGTTCTATTTGTAGTCTGTCGGTATAAGTTACTATCACGCAACTGCGCTGCCGCCTCAGACCAATCTTTAGCCTCAACAGCGCCATGATGCAGCTTGAACCGCTGATAGCGTGGCAAACCAAGCTGAAAACAAAGGCTAGCAATTACAATCCGTGCGTCATCTGGCAACTCATCGAAATCAGGCTGCAGCCAACGCGCATCTTTTAGCGCTACACTGACATCCTGATTATACAACTGTGTCACCCGCGCCTCGCTAATTTCGGTGCCAACCGGCCATCCGTATTCATAGTCTGTTTCGATCAGCAGATGACCGATACCGCAGGTCGGATTGTCCATGTGATCTTCGTAAATTTCGTGGACGATACCCTCATCCTGCTCCAAAACGAGGCGCAAACTTTCTTCAAAAGTCACCGCCCTTGGCCTCTATACTTTTTGTACGAGCGCCGTTTTTGTTTGTTAGACGGCTTGCTGTTCGGCCCGTCACCAATACTGGTCCGGTGTTTTATTCGCACGGGCTTCCAAACTGCCCCCGTTACCTTACTAGCCATTATTTACTAACCTGTTTGAGTTTTTCTACGGTCCTTAATCCCCCGAGTCCGAGCATACCCATTAGGACGGGCATCATCTGAGTCATATCTAAATTAGGTAGCTCGACTAGATGACCTGTCTGCGCGAGGACAAACGAGGCGAGCGGGAATATAAGAAAATTAAGTGCCATTGCAGCGCCACACGTCCAGCCGATCATCGGTCTCCATCCGCTTACAAACACAGAACGGTGCGCCGCTTCGGTCTTGTTTATGTCTAGCTGGGCGAGGTCAATCTTTGCGAGGTGGGTGGTAAGCTGCGCCTCGATCTCACGCTCCGCTGCCGCACGTTTTTCTTTGTCCTCCGGCAGAAACCTTCCGGCCACCTCCATCACGGACGGCAGTACAGCCGATAACAACCCTATCATTTTGCTGTCCTTTCGTTTGACACAGGCGGGTGAACGCCGTTGTGCATTTTTTTCAGCGATGCAGTTTCGGCTTTTAAATTGCCTATGTCGGCTAGTACCTGAGCGAGAGACATGTGGTCACGCCTGAGATTTTCCGGCGATGACATTTGTGCAAGTATGTTCGTCCGTTGCTGCGTCATCTCAGTTATAGTGTCGAGAGCATCGATACGCCGGTCTAAACCACGAAGCCGCTTCTCTGTGTCCTGTAATTGTTCGATAACAGTAGCTAATTTTTGACGTACGATGGCCGCAGCCGAAACCACTGATACCAGCATCCCTGCCAGTGTCAGGATCATCCGGGCGTCGAGTTCCATTTATTTTCGGAACGCCGCAAATAGCAGAGCAACGACAACTACGCCGAGTATCATAAGCTCTCCATAACTCATCATCACTGCTTGCGCCATTTTCTCATCCACTTCTGAAAGGTTTCAGTTTCGTAAATTCGAATTGTAGTCCACACCAAAGAAGCTAACGCAGCGACCGCTGGTAGCCAATCAATCAATGTTCCGGCAACCACTACTATGCTACTCGCATCAATAATTACTTTGGCTTGGTCGTTCATCACCCAAGTTCCGGCCAGTCGTACAGGATACCGGATTTCGTGGTGCTACCGTCGTCCTCCAGCGTGTTCGTAAGGAACAACGCAGCTACGGCATCCGTATCAGCCGCGCCTGTTATAGCGGCTTCCATGTCTGTGGCTTTAGCCCGGATAGCATCGCGCCATGTCTGGATATTAACCGGTACGGCTACCGTAGTGTCAACAAAGCGAACCAAGGCCCAATCAGTCTGTGCCAGCAGCGATGATTGCTGCGCTTTGACCTCGCCTTTCAGGTTTGACTTGACGCCCTTGGTAACGACCTGAACACCGTCGTCATCCAGCAGAGGATCACCGTTTTCATCTACTTCGTTAACATCTTCTAGCGCCTTTGCCGTGCTGCTAATTGTACCATCAGCGTTCTGCGACCAGTTGTACAGCCGACTATCCGGTGGCGTTTCCGGCATGACTTCGGTTAGCCCCGCCGCTTCTTTATCCGCAGCAGACCAGATATGCCAGTTGCTGGGGTGCGTAATCCCGTTGTCATCGGTCCAAGATTTGTGTTCTCGGGTGTTTTTACTGCCGTATTTCCACATAATCTTATCCTTATCTTGCTGTAGCTGGTGCGATGTCTTCACCGCCGAATGGGTTCTCTGCGAATGCCATGTAGAGCATGCTCTGCGTATTAATATTAGAGTCCGCCGAACGAGCTTTAAAACCGTTGGACAAAATATCAATGTAGCCCGACGCTGCGCTAGTCTCCGCAGTTGCTGCGTTTGGATTTAACAATTTGTCCGTAATATTAAATGGGTTTCTAGCAGTATCTCTGATGCCCCATTGGTCGGCGGTGTCCATGTTCTTGGTCATAATAAAAGAAGGTTTAAATCCGGTGTACACAAACTGACCATCTGCGTTTGAATTTCCCTCGTAACTCCCAAAGCTGCTATATCCGGGGATTTCTGCGAAGCAGTAGGCAATCATAATGTTACCACTGCCGTTGTTCAAAACGTGATTACTCAGTGTAAACACAGATGAGGTTGGCGTTGTATTATTCCAATAATAACTTCCAGTATAAGGAGTAGCAGCTAAATTCCAATACATAGCTTTCGTGTTGCCCATTGCTTCATGATAAACTGCCCAACCTTCAGCAGCACCAAGTGGTTTTACAACAAACATTTTTGGTACAACACCAAGTCCGTGACCTACTGTTGCCCCTACTGTTGCATTTCCGGTGTATTTAACAATGCTAAACCCAGCCGTTGTATTAGCTGATACCGTTGAGTTTATGCTCCCATCAGTGTTGCTGCTGCCAGAGCCGTTGGCTTTCCACTGCCACCCTACATAACTTTCGTTGTTGGTGTTCACAATTACGTCATCACCAAGCGCAAATCCGTCTGACTCAAAACCAGTTAAGGTATCGTCGTTGGTAGCCTCTGTGGTAGTAGCGTCGCTTGAAATAACTTTTGTTACTCCACGAACAGCATCAAAGAGTGCATGAGCATCCGTAGCATCTCTGTTTTTTATCCAGACCCAATCAGGCTGAAAAGTAGAATTTCCATCTTGATCTATTGATTGAGTTGATCCATTACCTTCATACAACGTAGACTGAAAATACTTTGACCCGTCTGTGACGGTTGCTGTGGGGAGTGTTGAGCTATTGATTGCTGAATAAGATGAATCAGA